TCAAAATCAATTAAAAAACTAATATTGGAGTAATTATGGAATTAACACGTAATTTTAGTTTACAAGAATTAATTAAATCAGACACTGCTATTCGTTTGGATATAAATAACAATCCAAACTCAGGTCAGATAGAAAAACTTAAAGCACTTTGTGAAAATATTTTACAGCCCGTACGTGATCACTTCGGCAGAGTAAAAGTGACTAGCGGGTTCCGTAGTGAGCAGCTGTGCCTAAAAATAGGTAGCTCGATCAACAGCCAACATGCCCGTGCAGAAGCTGCGGATTTTGAAGTGATGGGTACAGACAATGCTGAGCTAGCTGATTGGATAAATCAAAATCTAGACTATGATCAATTAATATTGGAGTTCTATACTCCTGGTGAGCCGAACAGTGGGTGGATACATTGCAGCTACACACCTGATCAACCAAGAAAACAGTTCTTGCATGCATATAAATCTGAGGGTAAAACTAAATATAAACCAATAATAGGAAAAGCAAAGGATTTAGTATGACAATAAGTAGATCACAAATGACACAACAGATAGATGGCAAATTACGTGGTGCCAAAGATGAAAAGAAAAAAGAAAAAAAGAAATTATACGTTAAAAAATCCAATAAAAAGAATCCTCTCGCTAGGACATTTACTGTTTAAGCCTAAAGTGATACAATCTAAAAAGTTGTACAACCGAAAGAGGCTTAAAGACAATGACAAAACTATGTGCTAGAGGCAAGGCTGCAGCCAAAAGAAAATTCAAGGTATATCCCAGTGCATACGCGAACGCATATGCTAGCAAAATTTGTGCTGGTAAAATAAAAGATCCATCAGGTACAAAAAGAAAAGATTGGGGTCCTAAGAAAGCTTACATGGGTAAATTCATAGAAGTTGAAATGGATGGTAAAAATTATTCTAATTTATCTTCAAAAAAATATTACGGCGATTTATTAAAATGAGTGAACGAGGCTCATGTTGGGAAGGATATGTCCAAAAGGGCATGAAGAAAAAAGGTGGGAGAATGGTTCCCAACTGTGTTCCAGCAGGTGGCATGAAAAGAGGTGGCCTTAAAAAATGGTTTGATGAAAAATGGGTTGATATAGGTTCAAAGAAAAAAGGTGGAGGATACAAAGAATGTGGAAGAAAATCTGCAAGTGGTTCAAAAAGAAAATATCCAAAGTGCGTCCCTGCTGCAAAAGCGGCAAGGATGACAGAATCCCAGAGGCGGAGTGCCGTTGCAAGGAAAAGGTCAGCAGGTAATACAGGACCAAAACCTACAAATGTTAAGACTTATGCATCTAAAGGTACGTTTACTAAATTATACTATGGTGGTATGATAGATTACTAGGAGAAATTATGGACGAAGCAACAGAATACAAAAAATATTTGAAAGCATTAAAAGAAGCGACTAAGAAAAAGAATACTAGTGCAGCTGATTACATAAAAAGAAGAAAACAATTAATGGGTGTTAAAACATTCTCTTGTGGTGGTATGGGTATCGCTATCAAGGGGGGAAATTTTAAAGGAGTAAAGTAATGAAAAAAACTATGACGAAAAAAAAAGCTGGTGGAATGCCAATAGGTGGTGGAAAGAAAAACTACAAAATGTCTGGTATGATTGGGGCTAAGACAGGTAAATTAGTTGGCAAACAAAAAAATCTACCTCCACATTTGCAAGAAAAAATATTAGCGTAAGGATGAAATGGCTAGTTCAGGAACTACAAGTTTTAACCCATCAATTGATGAGGTCATTGAAGAGGCTTACGAAAGATGTGGCGTAAGAACTAATTCTGGTTACGATTTAAAATCTGCTAGAAGAAGTTTAAATCTTTTATTTTCTGAATGGGGTAACAGAGGTATCAATCTCTGGAAAGTAAAATCAAAAACAGAAACATTAGTTAATGGACAAGTAACTTACAATACACCAAGTGATTGTAATGATGTTTTAGAAGCTGTTGTAACTGTTTCAGGTGGTAATCAACAAACCTTAACTAAAGTTTCTAGATCTGAGTACATTGCGATTCCAAATAAAACTGCAACAGGAACTCCATCGCAATACTATGTTGATAGACAAATTACACCAACTATAAGTTTATATTTAGCTCCTGATACAAGCGCAGTTACTAATATATTTTATTACTATCTTGCAAGAATTGAAGATGTAGGTGCTTACACTAACACAGGAGATATGCCATTTAGATTTTTCCCTTGTATGGTTTCAGGATTAGCTTTTTATTTATCACAAAAAATTGCACCAGACAGAATTCAAGCTTTAAAATTATTATACGAAGATGAACTTAAAAGAGCATTAGAAGAAGATGGACAAAGAACATCTGTTTATATTTCTCCTAATGTTTATTACCCACAAGGATCATAATGGCTTACGCTAAAGGAAAATATTCCCAATCGATATCTGATAGATCAGGACAAGCTTTTCCCTATAGAGAAATGGTTAAAGAATGGAATGGATCATGGGTTCATACATCTGAATTTGAAGCCAAACATCCACAATTAGACCCTAAGCCTCACACAGCTGATCCTGTTGCACTATGGAATGCTAGACCACAAAGAGCAGCTCCTGTAACAGTTTATTTAGATCCACAATATTGGCCAGGTCAATTTACATCTAACGGAATGCAACCATCTGAAGACCCGTTAGAAGAAAATAAAAAGAGACAAGTAGATTCTTCAGTAGGGAGTGTTACAATTAGTATATCATGACGTACGCTGAGCTATTACAAAAGGTTAGAGATTACACTGAAGTTGGTTCTTCGGTTTTGAGTGATTCTATTATCCAAGGGATGATCAGAGATGCTGAAATGAGAATCTTTAGAGAAGTAGATGCAGATTACACTAGAGAATATGCTACAGCCAATGTTAATATTGGTTCACCTTATTTAGATTTACCAAGTTCTCCAGCTACAACATCTACAAGAACGTCTATAATTGTAAGATCATTTTTGGTTTTTGATTCATCTCAAACACCGACTACTAAAGATTATTTAGACAAAAGAGATACAAGTTTTATATTCGAATACAATGCAACAGGAGCAACAGGAGTTCCTAAATATTATGCTAATTGGAAGGAAACAACTTTAATAATGGCTCCTGCACCAGATGCTCAATACAAAGTACAATTAAGTTATATTTACTCACCTGAAGCACTTTCATCTACAAACACAGAAACATATTTATCAAAAAATGCTCAGGATCTATTATTTAATGCGGTAATGGTACAAGCTTATGAGTTTTTAAAAGGACCGATGGATATGTACAAAATCTATTCAGACAAGTATAATGTTTCTATACAAAGTTTTGCGTTGGAACAAATGGGTAGAAGACGTAGAGATGAGTATACGGACGGAGTGCCGAGAGTTAAAATTCCTTCGCCTTCGCCGAATAATTAAAGATTTTAATAAGGAGAAAATAACATGGCAATAACACAAGCAGTAGCCAATTCATTCAAAAAAGAGATTCTTGAGGGAGTCCATGATTTAGAGAATGGTGGTGACGTTTTTAAATTAGCACTTTACACATCACAAGCAAGTTTAGCTGCAACTACAACTTCATACACTACAGGTAACGAAGTTTCTGCTTCAGGGCAGTACACAGCAAAAGGAGGAACTCTCCAATCACAACAAACTTCATTAGCAACAGGCGGAGTCGCGATCGTTGACTTTGCAGATTTATCTTTCACAGGAGTAACACTTACTGCGAGAGGTGCTTTAATCTATAACTCAACTGAAGCTAACAAAGCAGTTTGTGTTTTAGATTTTGGTTCGGATAAAACTGCAACAAGTGGAACATTTACAATTCAGTTTCCTAACTTTACCTCTTCGGCGGCTATTTTAAGAATAGCGTAACAAGAGGTAATATGAATGGCAACTACTTGGGGACAATTTTCATGGGGTTCTAACTCATGGCAAAGTAATCAAAACAATATTACCCCAAGTAGTTCTTCTTTATCAGCAGACTTAGGAACTGTTGATGCTGAATCATCTGTTGGATGGGGAGCAAAATCATGGAGTGCAGGAGAATGGGGTACTCTAGCAAATTCTATTGTTCTTCAAGGTGGTATATCTTTATCAGCAAATATAGGAACAGTAACTGTAACCTCAGAAATTAATATTGGTTGGGGTGGTTTAGCTTGGAACGAAGGTGAATGGGGTGATTTAGCAAACCCTAATATCGATTTAACAGGACAAGCACTTACAATTTCTCAAGGCGAAGAATTAATTACAGCGGATGCTAACGTATCCGTAACAGGTATTGAAAGTAATTTTACAGTACAAGGAGTAGTTGCAGGAACTTCTGTGCTCTTCGAAACAGGAAGCGTATCATTAGCAATTAGTGAAACAAGTGTTTTTGCAGGAGAGTTAGTTGTAGTTCCAGTAACATCTCCATCAAATGATGAATGGGGCACTGAGTATTGGGGTGCAGGTATGTGGGGTGTTGGTGATGGAATCACAGTTCTTCTCGGAACTGAAACTGAACATGTTGCTGATGGTAATGTACAAGTTTCAGGTAATTCTTTAACAACAAGTCTAGGCACAGTTGAAATTCCAGTAATCATTGATTCTGGAATAGAAATTACATCAAATATTGGTAGTGCTTTTGGTGGTCCTGTAATTGAAGTACAAGTTACAACGGCTTCTGCTCAGCCTTGGGGTGAAACAGCTTGGGGTGATGGACAATGGGGTCAATCAGTTGGAACTGATATTGGAATAGGAGGTGAAGAAGTTGCTGTACCTTCAGTTGAAGTTGATGTAACAGGTATATCAATTACTTCAAACACAGGTCAAGAATCTGTATCGGGAGATGCTAATGTACCTGTAACAAGTGCAGGTTTATTAACGACAACTCTTGGTGATGAAGATGCGTTCACAAATGTAAGGATAAATATTACAGGATTCAGCGTAGGAACTATAGTAATTGGTGATTTCTTAGCAGGAATTAGTGATACAGCAGAACCAACAGGAATGACAATGACATCAACAACTGGTACAATAGGCTTAAATGCATGGGAGCTTGTTGACCCTGGTTCGAGTCCAACTTGGACGGTAGTTGACAAGGCGGCTTAATAGAAATAAAATTAGATTAATTATAAAGGATAAAAATTATGGCATCAAGTTATTCAACAGATTTAAAATTAGAGCTTATGGTAACAGGGGAAAACTCTGGTACATGGGGCGATAAAACAAATACAAACTTAAACTTAGTACAACAAGCAATTGCAGGATATGAAGCTATCGATGTAGCATCAGCAGATGTTACTTTAGCGATGACTAATGCAACTTTATCAAATGCAAGAAATGCTGTACTAAATCTAACAGGAACTTTAGCTGGAACAAGAGTTGTAAATGTTCCAGATGGTATCGAAAAAACTTATATCGTAAAAGATAGCACAACAAGATCAGGAAATACGTTAACTTTTAAAACAGTAAGTGGTACAGGCGTAACTATTGTTGAGGGTAAAACTCACGTAATTTATGTTGATGGAACAAATGCTGTTGATGTGTTTTTCTTAAAAGATGTTGTTGAAGATACTTCACCTCAACTTGGTGGTGACTTAGACACTAATGACAACAATATTATTATCGATGATAACCATCACATTCTTGATGAAAATAGTAATGAACAATTAACTTTTCAAACAACTGCATCTGCGGTAAACAATACTCAATTGACTAACGCAGCAACAGGAAATGCTCCTGAAGTTGCAGCGATTGGTGGTGATTCAAATGTAGATTTAAATTTAACACCTAAAGGTGTTGGAAGAGTTACTTTAAATGGTGGCGGAAAAATTCAACAAGTAGCGGAAAAAGTTACAACAGAGGCTACGGCTGCTACAGGCACAATCAACTATGATGTTTTAACTCAATCTATATGGAATTTCACTACAGATGCTTCAGCAAACTGGACTTTAAACATAAGAGGTGACGGATCAAATTCTTTAAATAGTATAATGGATGCAGGCGAATCGATAACTATTGCGCATATTGTTTCACAAGGAGGAAGTGCATACTATAACTCAGCAGTTCAAATTGATGGCTCTGGAGTTACACCAGAATGGCAAGGTGGTTCAGCACCTTCAGCAGGAAACGCTAGTTCTCTTGACACTTATTCTTATACTATTATAAAAACTGGGGATGCTGCATTCACAGTGTTGGCATCACAGACACAATTTGCATAAGGAGGATAACTATGCCACTTTTAGGCACTAGAGGAGCAGGATCAGTTAAGGCTTTTGGTTTGACAGCTGGGGGTTTTAGTGCAATTTTAGCAAACGGAGGTACAGTCACTGAGTATGGTATTTATAGGCTTCATACTTTTAATGGTTCAGGTCAATTTTCAATATCAGCTCAAGGTAATTCACCAGGAGCTGGAACGTTTGATTATTTTTTCACCGGAGGTGGTGGAGGCGGTGCTGGAGCTGTTGTCCACGGAGAAGGTGGAGGAGGCGGAGCGGGAGCTCTAACTCAAAATTCACAAGGTGTAACTGGATCAGCGGGTGATTATTCTTTATCACTAGGAGCAGGTGGCCCTAATGTTGGAAATGGTTCCAACCAAGGATCCCCTGGACAAAACGGTGCTTCAAGCACTGCGTTTTCTGTCAACGCCGCAGCGGGTAATGCTGGACAAGCTCAAAGTTCAAACGGAGGTAACAACTCTTCTTACAATGCTGGAGGCCAAGGTGGCGGAGCAGGATCTGCAGGAGGTGGATCAGGAAGAAACGGAGGCCCTGCAGTAAGTTCATCTATTCAAAATGGAAGTGCTACCAACTACGCAGGTGGTGGTGGCGGATCAAAAGGATACAACGCTGGAAGAGGAAACGGCGGAGGTGGAGGAGGAACTCCAGCTGCTGGATGGCCTCAACACGCTAACACAGGCGGTGGCGGTGGATCTGGATATTCATGGTCAGGTGGAGGAAAAGGTGGAGATGGTGTAGCTTATATTAGATATCAAATCCAACCATCAACTTAATATTATGGCACATTACGCAAAAGTAGATTCTAATAATATTGTAACAGATTTAAAAGTTGTTGCTAATGCAGATATTTTAGATGAAAACGGAGTAGAAGTTCCTTCAAAAGGAGTTGAAATTTTAAGAACATGTGAAAATGATCCTAATGCAAATTGGATTCAGTATTCAATAAATGCAAGTAATGGTGAAAGAGAAGAAGATGCCCCAACAGGATCTGATGGAAGCACAACAGCTCTTAGACATACAGCACCTGCAATAGGTGATTCATATGATCCTGATTTAGATATTTTTAAACCAACATCAAGACAACCTTTTCCAAGTTGGACAATGGACAGTAACTGGGTGTGGCAACCACCTGTGGCTGAACCAACAGAAGAACAAAGATATTATGGAAGTGAACCTTTTACGTCTGTAAAAGTTGCATATAATGAAACTCCTGTAAGAGTACCTCTAGTAGATACAGTTGATGTTCTTAACCCTGAGACAAATCAAACTGAAACTATACCCGTAAATAGAATTAAAGCAGAATGGGACGAAACTAATCAAGTTTGGAAAGGCTTACATAACGATGGTACTATTAGAACTTGGAATGGTACTTCTTGGAATATACCTCTTTAAATTAAAATAATAAAATGTATAATTCCTTTCCATGAAAGGGATAATTTACTCAACATTTGCTAATCCTGTTTTACAGATAAACCTTTTAGAATCTCACAAAGAATTTATCTTACCTCTAAAAAAATTAGCAATGTCTAAATACAAAAAAGAGAAGGGTGTTGTAAAAAGTAATAGAGAGGGTTATCAAACTAATTTTATATCAAAAAACAAATTGTGTGAAGATTTCATTAGCAGTATAAGAAATCATATATGTGATTATATAAGTAATATAGGTATAAAAATTCCTTTTTCTCTCAAAGTGCATAGACCATGGATTAATGTTAGTGGTCCTGGAAGTTACAATGTTGCGCACTGTCATGGTGAAAATCATTTTTCTTTTGTATTCTATATTCAAGTTCCAGAAAAAAGTGGTAATTTAATTTTTGATTCACCAGTGCTACATCATAAAACTAATATGATTAAACATAAAAGTTATCCTTTTTGGAATGCAGATTCTTTTATTCTTTTCCCTAAAGTTGCTGATTTAGTAGTCTTTCCTAGTTATATGTCACATTTAGTAGAACCGAATAAAAGTAAAAAAATTAGAATTAGTTTAGCCTCTAATTTAGATATTGCTCATGAAGTTTGATATTCTACCGTTATTCTCACAACCTTTAGCTTCGTTTCAATTAGATATTGATAACGAAAAAATACTTCATGTTTTAAAAACAAAACTTAAATTTGAAAAAACTGTAAACAAAAATACAGATTCATATATGTCAATAGACAATAAAATATTTAATAACTATAAAGAATTAAGTTCATTAAAAAAAGAAAGTAATATTTGTATTAAAAAATATATAGAAGAAGTTTTAAAAAATAATTTTAAATTTAAAATATATAATTCATGGGGAACAATGGTTCCAATTAACGTTTCATCACAAGCTCATATTCACAGAAATAGTTTGTTAAGTGGAGTTTATTATCCACTCTGTTCTGATGGTGTAAAAATAACTTTTCATAAAAATGAAGGCATAGAAACTTTTTATGCTTTTAATGAACCTAGAGAATACAATCTTTTTAATTCTAATACATGGACAGTCTCTCCTTCAGCAGGTACTTTATTAATTTTTCCAAGCACGTTAATGCACAGTATTGATAAAAACATCACAAAAGGAAAAAGATATTCAATTGCTTTTTCTGTTAATCCTGTAGGAAAATTTTGTATGGGTAGTGATATAGAAGTTGAATTTAAATGAAAATATTAGGAATTAATTTTTCTCACGAAGCATCGGTCTGTGTTATCGATGGTAACGATATTGTTTTTTATCAAGAAGAACAAATGCTATCTGGTGTAAAGAAAGACCATAGAATTAATTATTTATGGAATGAATTAAAAAATAATTATTTTGATTCAATAGTTTTTACAAGAGCAAAAGTAAATCAAGAAGAATCTGAAGAATTAAAAAAATATATTATACACAGTTGTGATCAATATAATATTACTTTTAAAAATATTCGATGTGATTTTAATCACCATTTACAACACGCTGCTTCTTCTTTTTATAACTCACCTTTTGATAAAGCCTACTGTCTAGTTATGGATGGAAGCGGTAATCATTATTACTTTAATGATAAAATGATAGGTTCTGAGATAGAATCTATATTTAAAATCGATAAAAATAAAATAGAACTTAAATGGAAAGTTTGCAATGGTATTGATAAAACTTATTCAGATAATATTCATTCTATTCAAAGTATTAGCCCTGGCTTATTATTCAAGTTTATAGCTAACTGCATTGGTAGTAAAGAACCTGGTGCTGTTATGGGGTTGTCTGCTTATTCTAATAAACTATCTCATATAAATGCATTTTATAAACAAGGAGATTTATTTAAAGTTAATCAAAATTTTATGTGGCATGCATTAAATCAAAGCATAGATAAATTTTATTACGCCAAGTCAACTCAATACGAGTCTACTGAAATAGTTAAATATAGAATAAATAAAATTTTAGATAAAGACCCCGATGCAAATATATGTTTATCTGGAGGGTTTTTTCAAAATTGCCAAGCTAACCATGAAGTATTAAATCTTACAAAAAATATATTTGTAGATCCAATATCACACGATGGAGGAACTGCCATGGGATGTGCGCTGTTAGAAGCTAGAGACAATAATATTAAAGTAAAACCCTACTCTAATTTATATCTTGGAATTGAGCCTACATACCCAGACTTAAAAACAAATACTAATTATACTGAAATATCTAAACTAATAAAACAAAACAACTTAGTTGCAATTTTTCAAGGAAGACCTGAAGGTGGGCCAAGAGCTCTTGGAAATAGATCTTTGTTGTTCAATGCTGAAAACTCACATGCAAAAGAAATTGTAAATAAATTTAAGAAAAGAGAATGGTATAGACCTTATGCAGGCAGCGTCTTACAAGATAAAGTAAAATCGTGGTTCGATCTTAACGGTAAGAAAGAAACGCCTTTCATGTCTTATGCTACCAAGGTTTTAAATAATAAAGTCCCTGGAATTACTCACGTTGATAATACATGCAGAGTACAAACTGTAAAACAAAAAGACAATTATCATTTTTATAAATTGTTAAAAGAACATCATAAACAGTATTCAGTGCCTGTAATGTTAAACACTTCATTAAATATTGCAGGTAAACCAATAGTAGCAACATTTAAACAACTGATGGAAATGTTTCATCAGACTGACTTGAAATATATTTATCTACCTGATAAACAACACCTAATTAAAAAATGACAGAAATAAATCCTTTGTTCAGTATACCGTTTTTTAAAACAAACGTTACTAATTGGAAAATTAAAAAGAAAAAATTATTAAAGTGTTTAATTAAAAAAAATAAATCTAAGTCGTTTAATTCTGATAGGGCTAAAGCTATTTATAAAGATGCGGTCAAAGATATTTTAAAAGATGAAATTAATGAGTTTCAAAAATGTGTTGAAAGAAAACTTTACATTACAGATATGTGGTCTGTAAGCTATAAGAAAAAAGATTTTCATCCTCCACATACACATGGTGGTAGTGGTTTTTCTGCTATATTATTTTTAGAATTTAATCCAAAGGTTCATGAATCAACTACTTTTATACAACCTTGGAATGATGAAATTACAGACAAGACTGTATTGAAATCACCAAATGTAAAAGAAGGTGATTTAATTATATTTCCAGCTAACATATTGCACTATACAAACCCAAACAAAAGTGTTAATAAAAGAACAATAATTTCTTGGGATTTAAAATATTATGAATAAAAAAAAATTCTTTTTTTCAGCTAGTTTTATGAGATGTGGTAACACAGTTTTAACATCTATTTTAAATCAGAACCCAGATTTAAAAATGAGTCCCAACAGTATTATGCCTGAAATGATGTATAGCGTTGCTGTTTTAAAAGAAGGAACTTTATTTGCTGAACAAAAAGACCATCAATCATTTGATAATGTTCTTAAAAACATTATGGATGACTATTATAAAGATTGGAACTCACAATATATTATAGATAGAAGTGCTTGGGGTACACCTGCTAATATGCAAGTTTTAAAAATGGCTAATTTACTACCATCTAAATTTATTTGTTTAATAAGACCAATTGAAGAAATGTTAGGTTCTTTTGTTAAAGCATCGAAATGTCCAAGAGACAAGGTAGAAGGTTTTTGTGATTTTTTAATGGATGAAAATGGACCTATAGGCAAGACTATTATGTCTTATGAAAATCTAAAGAAAAACCATAAAAAAGATTTATTAGTTATTCAGTATAAAGACTTATGTAAAAATCCAAAAAAGATAATCAAAGATATTTACAGTTTTTTAGAAATTCCTTATTACAAAGATCACTCTTTTACAAATTTAAAACAAGTAGACTTTTCAAAAGGAACACAAACAAAAATAAGAACTGATTCAGTAAAATTAATTCCCTACAGATACACAGATTACATAACTGAATACACGGAAAAAAAATATGCAAACACCTTTAGGAATACTCGCAGAAAAAATAGACGATAAATCAGTCAAAGAAGTTTTAAAGGTATTAAAGAAAAATAAAAAAAAACTTACGTCTGGTAAAGTTGGTAAAGGGATGATAGATGAGTCAACTAAAAAGTCTTTAGATCTCTGTATAAATCCACCTGATTTGGATTCTTTAATCCCTAACTACATGAAATCTTTAGGAAACGTAGTGCATTCTTATAAATTAAGATTTCCAGAAGTTCATAATGATGATTATCACATAAGAGAAGCTGTTAACGTTCAACTTTATAAACCTGGTGCAGGGTTTTATAGACCTCATTATGAAAGGCATTTTCATTCTTTTCATAGACTTTTAACTTTTATGACATACCTTACAGACAATCCTAATGGCGGGACATTTTTTAAATATCAAAATTTTTACTGCCCTGCAGTTAAGGGTCTAACTTTAGTTTGGCCAGCAGATTTTACTTATACCCATAATGGTGTTGTTGATTACAACAAAGATAAAATAATTATAACAGGGTGGTTAAATTGGATGACAGATACGAGATAAAGAAATTACCTTTATTTACAACACCTATATATAATTCTAAGATAGACCCAACATTGTATAATAAGAAAGGTATTGTTAAAACAATATTATCTAATTTTAAGAAAAACAAAATAAGAAACAATTGGGATAGTACAAATCCATCATCTTCTTATTTGCATCATCCTTTAGAGGATTTAAACAATAAAAAATTTACAAGGGTAGATTTCTCAACTTTACTGCCTTTATATAATTCTTTTTTTCAAACGTGCTTTGAAGATATTGTTTTTAAAGAAGGTAAGAAAAAAGGTTTTGAATTTAAAATAGTAAACTACACTGTGTGCGATAAAGAACATTTTATGAGAAAGCATAATCATATAACTAGTGACTTTTCATGTATTCATTATGTTTATTTTGAGCCCCATCATTCTCGCACTTTGTTTTACAATCCAGGAGAATATTTACTTTTACATTTTAAAGATTCAAGAAATAGTTTTTACAACGATTTAGATCACACAAAAATAACTAATTCAGGGTATCATCAAATGTTTCAAGTGCCTACAAAGGAAGACGATATTATGTTGTTTCCTGGTTACCTGCATCATGAAATTCCTTTAGCAAAAACAAAATATAAAAAACCAAGAATAACTATTGTAATAAATTTAAAATTTAATGAAACTATTTTATAAAGAAAGTAAAAACTTTTTTACAAAAAAAGAAAAAGAATTTATATATAATAATGTAGTTCACACTGCGGATTTTCCTTGGTATAGATTTGCTCAAGCGACTAGTGAAAAATTTCCATTTTACGGACACGTCTTAATAAGAAGGTATGATGTAAAAACTGAAAAGCCTATTATTAATTCAGACATATATCCTTTCTTCTATGAGATATTCAAAAGATTTTGTAAGAAACATAAAATAAAATATAAACAAATTACTAGAGCTATTATAAATTCTATTACTTATCACGGAAAATATCAAAACACAGATCCACATATAGACCATGATTTTAATCATAAAATATTAATGATGTATTTAAATAATACTTCTGGAGACACTATCATATATGACAAAAAATTTTACCCTGGTGGACTTACTATTTTGCCTATAGATGAAACCTCAAAAAGACCTATGAAAGTGTTGAAACGAGTATCACCTAAACTAGGTAAAGTGATGTGTGTTGATGGAAAACATTTTCATGCTGGGTCTTTCCCTGAACCAGGTGACAGAAGAGTGGTGGTTGTATTTACATTTATATGAAAATGTTTTTCTTAACAGGAATGCCTCGCGCAGGAAATACTTTGTTTTCTGTAATATTGAATAGCAATAAAAATATTAAAGTTTCAGCTAACTCAATTTTACCTGATATAATTTATTATTTAAATAATCTCAAAGTTTCTTCTGAAATTTATAATAACTTTCCTGATGAAAAATCACTTAATAAAATTGTAAATAATATTTTTAACAATTATTACAGTCATTGGAATTCTAAATATATTATAGACAGAGGTCCATGGGGTACCAAGGAGAACTTAAAGCTTTTAAAAAATATTGTAAAAAAACCAAAATTTATTATTTTGTACCGCCCTGTTTTAGAGTGTCTTGCGTCATTTATTAGATTAGAAAAACCTTTTGATGTAGAAAGAAGATGTGCTCAATTGATGGATCCAACAAGCGAAGGTAATATAATTTACAAATATTATAATAGTATAAATAATATTGTTAAAAGAAAAGAAAAACATTTATTTATTAATTATACAGACCTTGTTGAAAATCCCCTTAGTGTGTTAAAATGTTTGTCTCAATTTATAGGAACAAAAATACTTTTACCAAATAAGTTAAAACAATTTGAACTCAATAGACTTAAATATAATGATTCTATTTATTCTTTTAGTTTACATAAAATAAGAACTAATGGTATAAGAAAACAAAAATATTTAATTGAGGATATTTTACCTCAATCAATAATAAAAAAATATGAAAAATTTTAATATAGTAATTTTAGGGGGCGGTACAGCTGGTTGGTTAACAGCTCTGTACTTAGATAAATATTTTAAAGGTTCTAATATTACACTTATTGAAAGTGATAAAATTGGTGTGCTTGGCGCAGGCGAAGGAACTACACCACATATTATAGATTGTTTACGTTTTTTAGATATTGATATTTTTGATTTAATTAAACAGACAGGTGGAACTATAAAAAATGGAATATGTTTTGAAAATTGGAATGGTGATAATAAAAAATACTTTCACGGATTTAATGACATAAACGTTTATACCATACTAGATTTATTAAACAAAAAAATTGATTTAGATAAAAATATTTATTCTAGTTATTTATCTTATAAAAATAAAATTGACTTACACCATGTTAAATCAGCTATTCATTTCGATGCAAACAAAGTAGCAGAGTATTTAAAAAGCATTGCATTGGTAAGAGGAGTGAAACTTAAAAAAGGTGAATATCTAAAAATAGATTCTACAAAAGATATTATAACAAAAATATATTTAAAAGATAAAACATCCTACAAATGTGATTTTGTTTTTGACTGTTCAGGTTTCTCAAGACTTCTTATAGGAAAACATTATAATAGTAAGTGGATTGATTATACAAAGTACCTAACACTTAACACAGCGGTGCCTTGGAAAATAAAACAAGATAAAGATCCTAAACCCTACACACAAGCAATCGCTATGAAAAATGGATGGGTTTGGAAAATACCATTACAACATAGATTTGGCTCTGGTTATATTTACGATAGTAATTACACTAGTACAGATAAAGTAATAGAAGAAGCAGAAAAAACATTTAAAACTAAAATTGAACCTATAAAAGAACTAAAATTTAAAGCAGGTCGTTTTGAAAAAGTGTGGATTGGTAATTGTATATCTGTTGGTTTATCTTCTGGTTTTACTGAACCTTTAGAGGCCACTTCTATATGGCTTAGTATATCTCAATTAAAACTATTAGAAAATTTTTTAGGTGATTTTGTAAACACTACTCAAAGTGTAAGAGATACATATAACAGTATAGTTGAATTAAATAATGAAAAGGTATTAGCTTTTTTATATTTACACTACATAACCAAAAGAAAAGATAGTATGTTCTGGAAAACATATCTAAAAAGAACAGACATTCCTAGTGAACTACAAAAAATTTTATCAAAGATAGAGGATGGAACATTAAATAACTTAGATGTTACGGATAAGTGTAATGCTTTTTTTGGTCTAGATAGTTGGCTCGTAGTAAGCAAAGGTTTAGGTCTAATTAAAAAAACAAAAGATATGAGATTCTATAATGTTATAACACCTTACGAAACATATAAACACGAAATGAAAGAATGGGAAAAAGAGTCTGTTTTACATAAAGACTTTTTAAGAGAGCATGAATTACCACGATAATCTATTCGATAAAAAATTTTTAGATGATCTAAGTTATAAATTAATTAACAGTGCCTGGTATGCAAATAACGCAGCTAATAGAAAAAGCTTTCCCAAAGGAGAATACGGTTCTCATTTGTTATTAGGTCAATTAATTTTTAAAAGATTTGATAATGACTTTATAGAATATTTTGATGATAGAGAATTAGTTGAAACATTAATAAATTGTTTTAGATTTTTATGTAACAACTTTAAGGCCAATTTAAAATTAAGTGAGATTGCAACTAATTTACAATTTAAAGGTATGAACGGAACTAATCATACAGACGGTAATTCAAATCAACATGTGTTTTTATTATTATTAGATAGATCTACAGATGACGATAAAGGAGGAGAATTTATAAATGTTACAAGAAACAAAAAAGTAAAATACAAATATGGAAGAGTTATACAATTTCAAGCTGATGATTTACATAGAGCTAATCCATTTAATGTACCTCATGTTCCAAGAATGAGTATAAAATGGGTAGGAGATAAGTTATGACTTGGTCTTTAGAACAAGATACTATTCAAAATTGGGCTTATTGGGATAATGTGTTTACAAAGGAAGAGTGTAAAAAAATTATAAAAGAAGGTAAAAAATTAGGATTACAAAAAGGCACTGTTAATGGAAAAAAATATAATAAAAGAAACAGTAAAGTATCTTGGATATATCCTACTTTAGAATATCAATGGATGTTTCAAAGAGTTACTCATATTGTAAAATCATTAAATAATGATTTTTTTAAATTTGATCTTCATGGTTTTGATGAAGGATTTCAATTTACTCATTACAAAGCTCCCAAAGGAGCTTATGGTAGACATGTAGACAGATGGTTTAATGGCCCTATAAGAAAACTATCAATTACAATACAGCTTTCAGATCCGTCTACGTATGAGGGTGGAGATCTTGTTATAGGTGAGGATTATTTAATACCAAAAGAACAAGGAAAATTAATAGCCTTTCCAAGTTTTATGGTGCATGAAATCACTCCCATTACTAAGGGTGAAAGATATTCCCTAGTTGCTTGGATTACAGGCAAACAATTTAAATGATATAAAAAATGGTGTATAATAAGACATGCCATTAACAAAAGTACAATTTGCACCAGGATTCAACAAACAAGCATCTGCATCAGGGGCTGAAAACCAATGGGTAGATGGTGACTTCGTTAGATTTAGATATGCTATGCCCGAAAAGATCGGTGGTTGGTCTGAGATTATGGACAAACAACTAATAGGTGCAGCAAGAGCCTCACACAGTTGGGCTGATCTAGATGGCAGAAGGTATATCGCTTTTGGCACAAACAAAATTTTGTATGTTTATGATGGCGATGATTATTATGACATCACACCTTTTAATCCATCTTTAGCAAAAACAGGATGTGATATTACAACCACAAACGGTTCTAGAACGGTTACAATTACAAGTCCCACGAACCACGGCCTCGAACCAGGTGACATACTAACATTTGAAAATGCTGGATCGTTTACAGGTGGACAAACTGCATATACAGCAACAGACTTTGATGATGTGTTATTTGAAGTACAACTTGCACCAACTTCAACTACGTTTACAATTTTAATGCCGTCGGCTGAGACAGGGTCAGGAGCTACTAACGACGGTACACTTGATTCAAAACCTTATTACAAAGTAGGTCCATTACAACAAGCCTACGGATATGGATGGGGGACAGGATTATATGGTGCTTCTACATGGGGTACTGCAAGAACAACATCAAATGCAATATTAGATCCTGGTTCATGGTCATTAGATAATTACGGGGAATTGTTAATAGCCACTATTAAGAATGGAGAAACTTTTTCTTGGGATCCAAATAGTGGAGTAGCTAACAGAGCAACTATAGTTACAAATGCTCCTACCAAGTCTGTAATGAGTATGGTCTCAGATAGAGACAGACATCTGATTATTTTAGGCACAGAAACAACTATAGGATCGCCTACTACACAAGATAAAATGTTTATAAGATTTTCGGATCAAGAATCTTTAACAGACTACACAGCAACATCAACAAATACAGCAGGGTCTTTTAGAATTGATAGCGGTACTAAAATTGTAGGTGCTGCAAAAGCAAAAGATTATATATTAATTTTAACTGATACTTCAGCTTATTTAATGCAGTTTGTTGGACCACCTTTTACATTTAGTATAAGACAAGTTGGATCAAACTGTGGGTGTGTGGGTCAACACGCTATTGTTTATGCAAATGGTGCAGTTTATTGGATGTCAGATTCTGGAGGTTTCTTTGTGTTTGATGGAACTGTCAAATCATTAGGTTCACTTGTTGAGGATTTTGTATTTCAAACAAATAATAATACACCAGGCTTTAATTTTGCAAACGGTTCTGAGCTTACATGTGGATCTCACAATAGTTTATTTTCTGAAATATCATGGTTCTATGCTAGCGCAAGTTCAAGCTATGTAGATCGAGTAGTAACTTATAATTATGCTGAACAAACATGGACTACAGGAACTCTAGCACGAACAACGTATGAAGATAGCCATGTATTTGCAGATCCTATAGCGACTGAATTTACAGCTAGTTTAGCTCCAAATACTCCTACAGTTCAAGGAGTATCAAATGGTGCCTCAAGAGTTTTTGATCATGAAAAAGGTACAAATGAAGTTTTAGCAAATGGAACAACTAATGCCATATCTGCATTTATTAAATCAGGTGATTTTGATTTAGATGCTCAGGGTGATGGTGAATACTTTATCAAAGTAAGAAGATTTATACCTGACTTTAAATATTTAAATGGCAATTGCAAAGTGACTTTAGAATTAAGAGATTATCCAGCTAACATACAACAGGGATCACCACTCGGCCCCTTTACAGTTTCGTCAACTACAGATAAAGTAGACACCAGAGCTAGAGCTAGATTAGCTGCTGTAAAAATAGAAAATGATAGCACAAATGAAAGTTGGAGATTTGGTCAATTTAGATTTGATATACAACCTGATGGTAGAAGATAATGGCTAAAGTACAAGTATTTTTACCTGAACCACCAAAAGAATTTAATACAGATTCTTTTAGACAAATTAATTTAGCTTTAGAAACTTTACAAAACCAATTGAATACTTCATATCAACAAGATCAAAAAAACGATAGTGAAGCTTTTAATTACTTTTTATCATGACCATACAATATAAAAATCAAGGTTTTAAACAGACCGATACAAGTAAGACGACTGCACTCACATGTCCTGCGAACGCAACAATTATTATTAAAAGTATTTATGTTGCTAACAACGACGCCTCATCAGCTATTTTAGTTAATATGAATTTAGTAGATTCTTCTGATTCTAGTGCTGAGTATGAGTTTTTTAGAGATGATGTTCCAGCAAAAACACAAGTTAATGCTACACCACAAACTTTAAACCTTGAGGCAGGTGATGCAGTCACAGTTACAGCAGCCACAGGAAGCAGTAAAATTCAAGGTGCTATTACTTATGCACTTATAGATAGATCACAGGAAAATGGCTAAACAAAAGTTTGTTCATTTTGTCCCACGTCCAAAACCTCGTAAGCGACCAGGTCGTCACACTAAAAGACTTAACAAAAACTCTAAAAGATGTTATAAAAAATATAACCGACAAGGTAGAAAACAATGACACAAAAAACAGTTATAATAAATGGTGAAGAAGTTCCTATTGTTCCAGCAAAAGCTGAAGAAGAAATAAAGAACAAAAGAACAGGTAAAGTATATGCTAATAAAGCTGATTTTGATAATGATGTTGCTGATTCCAATACTGATACTGTTGCGGATGATCTTCAAGTCAATCAAAAAATAACAGTTGCATCTCTTACAGTATTTGGTAAAACCAAATCATAATGCAACCATCAGGCGGAACTGAAATACAATTAGCATATTTAAAAAAACACTGTGATCAAGGTGTGCTTGATGCTGTACAGATTACAACTTCAATACCAGAGAAAGAACCTTTAGATCCTATAAAAGCAAATATACTTTGGCTAAAAAATTCTTACGATCAACCTAATTTAGCACCTTGGTTTCAAAACAAAGACAACCATAAAAAATATGATTGGTACGTTTTCAATAGTCATTGGAGCTATGAAAAGTATCGTATGTTTTTTCAAATTCCTGAAGATAGATGTACCGTTATAAAAAATGGTATTGACTATAGTGAACTTGAAGTAAAGACAGATTTTTCTAATAAGGGTAAAATGAAAATGTGTTACATCTCAACTCCTTGGAGAGGTTTAGAAATAGCTCTTGCAGCTATGGAATCAATAAAAGATCCAGATATAACTTTAGATGTTTATTCAAGCACTATAATTTACGGTAAACAATTTGAACAACAAAACGATAAAGAGTATCATGCATTATATCAAAAAGCTAAAGACTTACCAAATGTAAATTACATGGGTTATTGCAATCATAAAACTTTAATGTCTAAATTAAAAGATTATGATGTAAATTGTTTTCCAAGTATTTGGGAAGAAACTTTTTGTATATCTGCTATGGAATCATTGGCTACAGGTCAGATATTAATTACTACAGATTTAGGAGCTCTTCCTGAAACTTGTTGTGAGTTTCCAATTTATATACCTTATACACAGAATAAAGAAAAACTTACCACACAACTTACAAACACAATATTACAAACTAAACAAATACTTGAAAAAGTAAATTTAGAAAATGGCCTTAAGTTTCAACAAGAATACTACAGAAGATTTTATGATTGGAAAAATATAGGGAGGCATTGGCATAAGTTTTTAAAAGGAGTAATTAATGTCAAACGATCAAACCAATAATCATTTAATGGTATGCACACCCGTGCATTCTGACGTATCAATACATTTTATGAAAGCTTGTCTTGATTTGCAAAAAGAATGTATTCTAAATAAAACTAAAATTACTTTTCAATTAATGAAGTCATCTTTAGTAACTCAAGGTAGAAATCTTTGTGTGTCTTCCTTTCTTAATTCTGATGCAGATAGAATGTTATTTATTGATTCTGACATTGAATTTTCTACAAGATCTGTTTATAGACTATTTAAATCACCTCATGATGTCAGCTTGATACCCTATCCAATCAAACAAAAAGAAGATCCTAAATTTAGAGTTGATTTTCAAAATAGACCTGATGATAACATAAATACCATGGGATATACCTTTCCGATTGAGTTACCAGATACTAAAGATATAAGACCTAAAGATGGTTTTGTTGAGGTGGTTAAGGGGCCTACAGGTATGATGATGATCAAAAGATCGGTCTTTGATAAGCTAAAAGAAGCCTACGAAGAGTTAGTGATTAAACAAAAAACTTTAATGAATGGTGAGTTAGTTGATAGACCAAATTACTATAACTTTTTCGACACTTATTGGAGCAATAAAAATAAAACATATATGGGTGAGGATTTTTATTTTTGTAAACTTTGGACATCTATAGGTGGTAAAATACATGCTCTTGTTGACGAAGAAATCAGCCATATAGGGGAGTATAAGTATACAGGTAAAGTCATGAATGAATTCTACAAAATTGACTGATATTGAAGAATAGCTATATATAAGATAAAATACCATAATAACTAGTTAAAATTATTATTATGGATCCATTTACTATAGCATTAGCAACCTTCGGCATACAAAAGCTAAGAGGTAAATCAACTAAACGATCGTTAAGAGACGCTGCCATAGCAGG